AGCAGCGAAGCGGGAGGATACACCACGTCTGGAGAATCACTCAATGAGGCACTGGAGCAAAACCAAGAGGAGCAGGGCCAAGTCGCCCCGTTCTAAATTCCGTTCACGTTTCGAGGAGAGGCTCGCTTGTGGCTTAGACAAGCGCGGCGTTGCCTTCTCCTACGAATCGTGTCGTATCGAATACACCGTAGTCCGTAAGTATACACCTGACTTCATTTTCCCAAACGGAGTTATGGTAGAAGCCAAAGGCTACTTTACTTCAGCCGACCGCACCAAGCACCTCAAAGTCCGAGAATCGAATCCTCTTTTGGATATTAGATTTTGCTTCCAGAACTCTGAGAACAAACTCAACAAGAAAAGCAAGACGAGTTACGCCGATTGGTGTGACAAGCACGGGTTTCTTTGGTGCGAGCGGGTGATACCAAAAGAATGGGTTTTATAAATACACATCAACCATGCGATGAATGTGGAAGCAGCGATGGACTTGCAGTCAACGAAGATGGCAGCTCAAAGTGTTTCGTGTGTGGAGAATTCACGCCAACAACCAACGAACAGAACAACCAAATGGAAAACACAACACAACCGACTCCCCGGTTTATACAGGGAGACTTCATGCCAATACCTAGTAGAGCCATTCACATGGATGTCTGCAAACGGTATGACTACCGCATAGGAGAACACAACGGTGACGCATGTCACATAGCAACTTACCGCGACGAGGAGAGAAACATAGTCTCTCAAAAGATTCGTCTTGAAGGTAAGGATTTCAGAAGCATCGGAAGCCCCACTTGTTTTTGGGGCCAGCACCTATGGCCTAACGGAGGCAAGCGACTCACCATTACTGAGGGGGAGATTGACTGTCTCACAGTAGCTCAGGTAGTTGGAGAAGGTAAGTGGCCAGTGGTTAGCTTACCCTCAGGTGCTCAAGGAGCTAAGAAGGTATTTCAAAAGCAGATGAAATGGCTTGAGAAGTTCGAAGAGGTTATCCTTATGTTCGACAACGACGAACCCGGTAACAAAGCAGCCGAGGCTTGTAGCCATGTGCTACCCGCTGGTTCCTGCAAGATTGCCAAGCTCACAGCAAAGGACCCCAACGAACTTCTAGTCGAAGGACGCAGCCGGGAGATTGTTGACGCCTATTGGCAAGCCAAGGTCTGGCGACCCGATACTATCATTGATGGCACCGAGCTACTAGACCGACTAACCACCAGCAAAGTAAACGAGAGTGTTCCCTATCCTTGGGACGGTCTTAACGATAAGACACACGGCCTTCGCAAGGGGGAAATCGTAACGGTGTGTGCGGGTTCTGGTATAGGGAAAAGCGCAGTCACCAAAGAGCTAGCCTACCACCTTCTTACTCACACCGATAAGAAGATTGGTTACATCGCTCTGGAAGAATCTATCGAGCGCACCGCTAACTCAATCATAGGTCTAGACATGAACAAGCTCTTACACCTAGAGCCTATTCAAGTTAACGATGATTATCGAAAGAGCTTTGAGAAGACAGTAGGCAGCGGTCGCGTGTTCTTCTACGACCACTGGGGTAGCCTTGAGTCTGACAATTTACTGAGTCACATCAGGTATATGGCTAAAGCCCTTGGTGTTGAATATTTGGTGTTAGACCATTTATCAATAGTTGTTAGCGGTCTAGATTCTGGAGACGAGAGGCGCATCATCGATAACACAATGACCAAGCTCCGCGCTCTGGTTGAGGAGTGTAAGATTGGTCTCATCCTTGTGAGTCACCTCAAGCGCCCGGAAGGTCGCGGCCACGAGAACGGAGCAGAGACTAGCCTAGCTCAACTTAGGGGAAGCGCCTCCATAGCTCAACTCTCAGACATCGTATGCGGACTGGAAAGAGACCAGCAAAACGCCGAGTCTCGAAACACCACAAACATCCGGGTGTTGAAGAACCGATTCAGCGGTGACACCGGGTTAGCCTCTACGTTGACCTACAGTCACATCACGGGACGTTTAGCCGAAACAGAGATTCTCGACAACGAAGAACCCGAAGAAACCGATACCCCATTTTAATGAAATATAACAGTAACTTTAAGTATGACCTCAAGGTAGGGCAAGTAGCTGAGCAAGAGCTTGGCGAGATGCTCGAAAACAAAACCATCGAAGTCAAACGAGACCTCATGGCCAAAGTTACTGGCAACCTGTTTATCGAGTTTGAGTCCAGAGGTAAGCCCTCCGGGATTGACAAGTCCGAGGCTGACTACTGGTGCTTCGCTCTCGAAACAGTTTTTATCCTCATCTCTTCTGAGAACCTTAAAGCTCTAGTCGAACCCCTGAAGGGGACCGACCGAGAGAAGAGAGGAGGAGACAACAACACCTCTGTCGGTGTGCTACTAAAACTCACCGACTTAATACAACACAGCAAATGAAAAAAATAGTAATAGATATAGAGACCAACGCCATCGAGTGTTGGGCTACACTAAAAGGACTGAAGACCATCCACTGCATTAGTATCTTAGATACAGATACAGGAGAGATGACATCCTACAACTCCCAGATAAAGGGAGGAATCGACACAGCGTTTTCGGTCATCGGAGCCGCTGACGTTATCATCGGACACAACTCCATCGGGTTTGACTGGCCAGCCATGCTCAAGATGGACAAGGAAGGGTCACTAGGCTTGGACCCTCCGTTCGTAATTGACACAAAAATTATGGCCAAGTGCGTCTACCCGGACCTCAAGACCGAAGACTTCAAAACTAAAAGCGTTGAGCCTAAGTATGCAGGAAGTCACAGCTTGAAAGCTTGGGGAATGAGGCTCGGCACACAAAAGGACTCGCACGGTGAGACTGAGGACTGGTCAAAGTGGTCTCAAGAAATGCAGGAATATTGTGAACAGGACGTTTGGGTGACCTTTGCTCTGTATAAACACCTTAACACTAAAGTCCCCAATAAAAGTGTGATGATGCTTGAGCACGACTTCGCTAACGCCATTCGTAAACAAGTGGAGACAGGCTTCCCGTTCGATATAGACAAAGCAAAGAAGCTAGCGTCTAAACTAATGACAAGAAGGGTGGAGCTACAGGATGAGCTACAGAAACTATTCCCTCCTAAGATTGTTGAGACCAAGACCCCGGCTGGTTGGGCGGTCAAGGAAGGTGGCGTTACATACACAGCTCTTACCAAGAAAGAACTCAAGGCTAAACTCAAAGAAGCAGGACTAAAACAAGTCTTAGCTAACCAAGCTGACAAGACTGGAAACAAAACCATTGAGGTTCCATTCAACGCTGGCTCTCGTGACCAAATCTCAGCTAGGTTGATTGAGTCCGGTTGGAAACCTAACGCTTATGAAGGCAAGCGACCAGCAATCAATGAGTCAGTCCTTAAGGACATCAACACTCCAGCTTCTCTCGCCCTGCTTGAGTATCTTCTTATTCAAAAGAGACTAGGCGCACTAGCTGAAGGTAGATACGCTTGGATGGGTATGGTTCAAAACGGACGCATCCACGGTGATGTCGATTCGCTTGGAGCTTACTCCGGCAGATGCACTCACTCGAAACCTAACCTTGGTCAGATTCCCGCTACCCGCGCTCCCTACGGAGCTGAGTGTCGAGAGCTATTCACCGCTCCCAAAGGTAAGGTGTTAGTAGGAGCTGACGCTTCCGGCATCGAGCTTCGTGTGTTGGCCAGCTACTTGTCTAACTGGGACCGGGGGTCCTACGCCAAGACAATCGTAGAGGGAGACATCCACACCGCTAACCAAGAGGCCGCTGGATTATCAACGAGAGACGAAAGTAAGAAATTCATTTATATGTGGCTCTACGGCGCAGGTGATGCAGCCATCGGAGCTATCGTTGGCGGCGGGGAACGCGAAGGCAGAGCACTGAAGAATCAATTCCTTGAGAAGATTCCTGCTGTGCGCTCTTTGATGAACGCCATTGACCAGCGCGTAAAAACACAAGGCACAATCAAAGGACTAGACGGTAGGTTAATCCCGGCTCGTAAAGCATTCAGCGCCCTCAACCTTCTGTGCCAGTCAGCCGCTGCCATCATAATGAAGAAAGCTCTAGTGCTTTTCGCTAAACGAGCTAACGGATACGAGATGCATGCTAACGTCCACGATGAGGTTCAGTTCTCCTGCGATGCCGACAGAGCTGAAGAGCTAGGAGACCTATTCGTTGATTGCATCAAAAGTGCTGGCTACGAACTCAACGTTGCATGCCCACTGGATGGGGAATACAAAATCGGTAACAACTGGAAGGAGACACACTAATGGACACAATAATAATTGACGGAGACATGGTAGCCTACCGGGCTGCATTCGCTAGCGAGTACGAGACCAAATGGGATGAAGACCAATGGACTCTGCTCTGCTCTGAGACAGACATGAAGCGAGAGGTTGAGACCTTCTTTAGTAACCTGAGGACCAGACTAGACTCTGACAACCTAACTCCAGTGTTCTCTCCCTCAACCAACTACCGCTACGACATCTTCCCAGAATACAAAGCCTCAAGAAAGACAAAGAGAAAACCTCTTGGATTGAAGTGGTTGTTTGGTTGGATGAAGGAAACCTACGGAGGAATCACCGCTGAGAACATGGAGGCTGACGACTGGATTGGCATCCTCTGCACCAAGGACCCAAAGAAAACCATCGCCGTGTCAGGTGACAAGGACTTCGCTACTCTACCTATTCGTTGGTATAACCCACTGAAGGACGAGCTGAAAGAAGTCACAGAAGAGGAGGCTCGAAACTTCCACCTCATCCAGACACTAGCCGGGGACCAAGCTGACGGTTACTCTGGAGCTAAAGGCGTGGGTCTAATCGGAGCTAAAAAACTGATGGACAAGAAGGGCTATACATGGGATACCGTGGTAGGAGCTTTTGAGAAGGCAGGGCAAACCGAAGAAGACGCA